TCGCATCTAATCCGTATCCGGAAACTGAGGTATTCCAATAGAGCTCATCAGTTGAGTCAATTGCTCCGTAATTTGAAGCGGTCACTCCACCGTCCTTACTGAAATATGCTGGAGCAAGCACATCGCCGTCTCCAACTATTATTTGTTGGCCATTAACGAATAGCAAATATTCACTAGTAGTTAATGGAGCAGGCATTGGTAACAGGCCGTCCGACACAAGTGCATTATCGCCGGCAATAGTGTTTGGGGTTGCGGATCTGGTAATAGCTGCTCTACAGGCTCCACCGCCTCCTCCAGAAAGTAGTGTCCAACCTGTGGCAACTAGGTAACCGTAAAATCCTTCAATTCTGCCGCTTTGTGCAGTAATGTAAACGATTTCTCCAGGAATACCAGTTGGAGGAAGTAATCCAAATACTTTAAGCCTTAATCTCCTACCCTCTAACACATCCTCAACCACAACGTTCTTTGCAGTTATTGCACCAGTAGGATACATGTTTATCACCTCTGGATAGATGCCGCCAGCTTGTTGAGCACCGTAAACCGTTAAACCTTGTCTGATCTTGAGGGTGTTTGCGGTGATTCCTTGAATGTCAACGGTCACACCGGTAGTCTGATCATAGTTTATTGAAGTCAAAAATTCATCTAGTGCGGTCTTTAATGTGTTAAAATTAAAGTTAGACAGGTCTATTACTGAGCTTAAGCTCGTCCCGTTTATGGATTTTATACTTGAAATCTTTACTTGTACTGACATGTCGGTTTACTGTGTTTGGGCTTTTAGTTATTTATCAACTTTGAGTACCCCATCATTATTTTAGGAGCCTCTTACTGCCCTTTGCATTACCAGCAATAATCTCGGTTTTATTATCAACTTCAGAGTCTAGTGCAATTACGCCAGATCTCACAATACATTCATTTAGATTAGCGTAGATGATGCTGTCTGGCGAACTATTAATGTAACTTAAGTCAATTCGGTTAGCACCACCTCGTTCAAATATGCAATCATCTAGGTGAGAATATCTAATGTCATTGTCTGTTAGAATTCTGCACTCGGCAATTCTAGAAGATCTAACCTTACAGCTGTGCAACATGCAATTAGAAAGTTCTGCCTCAATTGAACAATTTATAAAATCTAAATCATGTAGTGCAAAACCCTCCTTGATGATAGAGTCCTTAACCTGAACTCTTTGACTTTCGGTATCATAATTCAATTGACCCTTTTTCATTTTACCGAATGTGATTAGGTCAAATAGACTTTCTCTTAAATTACTGTAATTAGATTCAATGATTCGAGGGTCGTCCTTTAGGTCAATATAGAGCTCAATATCAGGAAAATTCTTTACGAAGTTCTCGTATGTTTTTAAGGCTAGAGTATTATACCTCTGTAGCTTAATAACATCATTAATCTTTTTTTGTTCTTCAATTGAGTAAGCTGTATTTGATTTTAAGGTTTCATACAATTTCTCTGACATGTAATTGATTAAGTTGGTCGCATCCGCTCTACGCGTCTGGTATTCCGGCCCTCCCGCATATCTAATCTCAAGGTAACCTTCTCTTAACTTTTCAAAGTTTAGGCCAAAGTACTTGGATTGAGGAAATGCAAAGTCCATTGGATTTCCAGGTTTTGCATATTGCATTGAACTCTCGGCAATGAACTTATCTTTTGGATAAATGTTGGTAACTGGATTCTTGTAAATTCTTTGAATTCTAGACTTTGCAGAAGGCCACATTTCAAATATCTTTTCTTCGTTAAGCGAAAGAATGCACTTGAAAACGTTTAGATTCTCAAGTCTCTCAGTTAGACCCATGTCAAATTCATTGAATGACAAGTTAATGTGAAGTCCTGTTCGATCAGTAGTAAATCCGTTTTCGTCAATGAAATTCATGACCTTGTACATGATGTGAATTGCTTCTGAATACGGCATTACCCCGGTCACAAGTTCGTTCATTTTGAATCCGCCGGAAAAGTCCGCTTCAAGTTTAAATTGATCTCTCGACACTGGCAGATCAGATCGATACTCATCGGTCCATGCGATATCCTTATTTAGGACAGTTTTTAATTTTTCAGCAAGCTCCTCTCTGGGAATTGGCGAAAAGAATTCAAACTCAAATCCTAAGTTAACGTTATCGAAGATTTTTGATTTATTTAAGTCTTTGTACATAATATTATTTGTTTATTGAAATGAACGGTACGTTTAGTCTAGGTCTAGCATTATCGATTATTTCAAGTAGAGATTCATCCCTAACAAAAAGTTGGCTCACTATGAATTCATGATCCTCTTCTTGCACCATTGTGTTGAATAATCTGATATTTGCAATTGAATAATTTGCACTAGGTAAAGTCCAATTCTCAGTTGTTTCAAATGAGAATTGACCGGTCTTTACTGAATTGGAGTAAACACTAATTAGTCTATTGAAATTCTTTACGTTTGCTGGATCCTGGCCGAAAGAATAAATGTTAACTTCAAGTTGGCCGTATTGAGCGGATACTGGAATTATTACTGAATACCATTTATCGTATTTTAAAGGTCCGACTGGAAAAGTGTAATTCGTTCCGTTTATATTAACATAAATGGTTGAGGTTGCATCAATTCCATCAATATCTACCAAATTGCAAGTAATGGTCATTCCTTTTTCTTGAAAATTATCGAAACCGTCAATTAATTTTATTGACTGAGATCCTTTGTTAAATTTAACCAGAGCACTGAACGTCATGTTCGGTGTATTAACCGTGGATGCAAATGATTTATAAACTACTGCATTTTCTGACTGTTTGAATTGAAAAACTCCAGTTGAAAATTCCGTAATATCTCGACGATCGCTTGCACTAAATCCCAAGTTCTTATAACCTTCAATTGCAACGTATTTTCCGGTTGCTGGATTATATGAATCCTTTGGACCATTCATTTTAACTGGTAAAAGTTTACCCGTACTACTTATTGTGGAATCTCCGGTATTCAGTCGTCTGGCCGTCCAGGCTGTGTAAATTTCGCTGTCTTGATAGGCATATATCGTATAAGGTTGACTAGGAGTAAGTTCTTGATCAGCAGCCGTTCCATCAGATACTACCGAATAGTTAACGATTGCTGGTTTAACTCCGCTCATATCATAATAATATTCAATCAATGGAGCGTAATTAAACGTGTAGTCCAAAATCTTATTACTTAGGTCAGGATGAATTGATCTACGAGTCTCATCGAACTTATGAGATATTGTCTTGTATTGTTTCTTATCTAATGCATCCTTCTTTTGAACTTCTGCCGGTTTTCCAAAAAGTTCATCGCTTGACATGATGATGTTATCTAAGAATCGACGATCCTCAGTTTTCATCAACATATCAATGTTTGGGCTAAATTTAGTTAATTGTATTTTCCAATAGAGAGGTTCCATCATGAATCCTCTAAACAGATAAGATCCTTGAATTTCGTACATTCTATTGGTTAATGGAAAGTACATGTAATCTCTTTTACGAGGCTGGGTGTCCGGTCCAAATATTGACTGAAAGTATATGTGATCAATATGAATCTCAAAAGGAATTTCAAAATCCACTCCGAATTCAGTGAAATTTGGTTTGTTATCCGGGAAAGTATTATTAGGCACGACTACCTTAACGCATTTGCGATCGGTCGTCTTGAAAAGGGTCCATTCCTTAAATATGAAATCTCCACCGTCTCTGTCAGGTTCAGTTTTAAAGTAGACAACTTCATGGCCGAATAGTTTATTGGTCTGGAAACTAAGTTCCTTTGCGATACCGATTGCTGTACCAACCTCATAGGGTTTAAAACTCGCTTCTCTTTCCGCAATAATGGCTGGGCATCTTTCGGTTGAACAATAAACGGTTGGTGTGAATAGCGATTCAGCAATGTGGGTGCTGTTTAATCGAAATTTAACTGCATTGACCGTTAATGGTGTAGTTATCTGGTTGTATGTCGTATCATCGTACTCGTACTTTACTTCTAAAAATACCGGAGCATCACCGAAGTCCAAAACAGCGAGTTCGCTTAGGTCAGATGGTGTGAATGGATACCATAGTGACCAGTTTCCACGGTCCGATGAGTATCTCATCTTACGAACAATATTTGACAAGTTAGCACTACCTAGGTCAAGGTCCTCATCGAAACCCACAATGTTCAGAGCACCGGGCACAGGTTCTCCAGTAGAAAAAATTCTGTAATTCTTACTGAATGTGATGGTGTTTTTTGGAGGTTCCGGAATTACCTTGTAGGTGACTACTTGCATTAAAAAATCCT